CTTTGTAATTGGTTATTTAAAACTCCAGTTTCTGTTATCCACCCATTTTCTGACTTGGAATATGATCCAACATCAATAAATCCTTCCGTCTTAATTACAGACGAAATTCTTCCTTGAGTTTTTGAGGACGTACCTTCAAGTATGTTACCTTCTTTGAGAATTTCTCTTGAAGAAATACGGACATATTTTGTTTTTTCATTCCAATCTTCAACAAAACCTAAAGGTAATTGTTGATTTGGATATCTAACATTTTCATTTTCAAAGAAGTTATTTGGTTTTAGACCAACGCTAAATTTAGGGAAATATTTTTCAGGAATTATTCTTCCTGAAGAATTTACGGGGTCATATCTTCCCGGAACTTCACCTGCAACTAAGTGATTAGTTAAATTGTAAGTTACGGTTCCGATCCCTCCGATATTTGCATCAACTGCAGTAATAGTAAAAAGTTGATAATCATAATTCTCAGAATTGAATCCTTTTGCAGTTGAATTGATTCCAACACTAACATTTTCAATCAAAACCTTGTCATTTACTGCAAATGGGAATGAACTCAGAGTACTAAATCCAACGGATAGAGTTACAGTTACATTATTATTTGATGGATTATAGAAAATTGATCCAATACCAACACCATTGGAGTTTTGAGTTGGAATAATGGTTGGAGTAGTATCATTGAGTCTATATGTGTTATTTAAAATAGTAGCATAATTATCACCCAAAGAGTAACTAATATCTACTTCAGTCAGTGCTTGTTTGGTGCTACCATCAAGGACGATGAGTTTAGGTGCAGTGGTGTATCCTCTTCCGGTAGAAGTTATACCAATATAGTCAATAGAATTTAAAGGCTCAATTTTTAAAATCTGAGGGAGAATTAAATTAGGTCTTACTGTGTAATCACATGAAAAATCAAATCCAATATTGTTTAATTTAGTTTTCTGTACTTTTCCTATTGATTTGCTGGACGCTTCTAAAATGGATCCTGTACCATTAGCAGAAACTATTCTAGAAAACTTTGGAAGAGATGAATAATTTTGTCCTTTTGATGTTATATCAATTTTAGAAACGGGTCCAAAAGCACTCAGAGATGTAGTTTCATATGATAATCTTGATGAAGAATTATAAACTGCTGATTCTGGAAGTTCCTCAACATTATATGTAAATGATGTTGATGCAATAGAAGTAATTCTATGTCTGCCATTATAACCACTATAAATGATTTGAACTTCGTTATTTGATTGAACAGATGAATCTACATTTATTTCTTCCTTAATTGGAGGAAGAGTACTATCATAAACTGGATCTAATTTATAGTATAACTTTTGAGGGAGATTATCTGTTACTGACAGTGTAACCGTAGCTCCAGTATCAATACCAACTCTACCAAATCTAGTTACTTCAAAAGTGTTACTTGAATTTGATTTATTGAAAATTTGAGTATAATTTGAATCTAAATAAAAATTAAATTCAAAGGCAGAGTATTGAACAGATCCATTTAGGTATGATAGAGATGAATCAGATAGATCAAACGTTACTGTAGAATCTTTATATACCTTAATTGGTGGGTTTACTGGAGATAAAGTTCCACCAGATGTAGAAGTTATATCAACTATTTCTGGATTTAATCCAATTGAACTATAGTACGAAGTTGATAATTTTATAGTATTGGAATCAAAAACTACAATATAATAAATTTTATCATTAACTAATCCCCCAGAAGGAGACGTTGAGTTATAGACAATTTTTTGTCCGTTTTTGAAATTATGATTTGGAATAGAGATTGAATTTGAAAGAATATCAATATCTCCTGCAACAAAAGATCTTGGATTTACTAATACTTTTCTATTGTAGTCATTATACTTGATTACAAATGAAGTTGATAATCCAGGATTTACATTAACAAACACTTCATCATTGTTCTTTAGACCATGTGTTTGTGCAGTAGAAACTGTAACAAGATTTCTAGATACTTTGCAAGTTAAGTTTGAATAATTTGTTTTAAAACTATGATATGTTCCAGTTCCAATACCCGTAAAGTATAAAGTACTCTTTGTGTTTGTTGTTGATGCAATTCCAACAAAAGTTCCTGTTGTCCCTAAACCAACTTTAACTGTTGATATGCCGATCAAATCATTTGTAATTTTTGCGACATAAACTACAGATTGATCTAAAAGTAGAGTTGAATTTGTTCCGTCAACTGAAACTGAAATCGCATCACCAGAATTTGTTGAATATGTTAAAGAATCTCCAGTTTCTAAATTGTGGTTTGGAATATAAATTGATCTTGTTGGGATGAAAATCTGTGATACACCAACACCTGGATTTGAAAACGAAAGTGTTGACCCAATTCCAACACCAGATATTGTTCCTATACCTAAAGATTCTTTGGGATCAAAATAAATTTCTTTATTTAACTTATGCCCATAAGATGTAGTGGTTCCAACATTAATAGAAAACCTTCTTGATTGTTCATAAAGAATATCAGTATAACTATGTGCCGATCCAACAGTCCCTTCTGCAGATCTTAAAACTCTAATTCTTGAAGAATCATTATCTATATTCAATACTTTAATCTTTTCTGTTCCAATACGGAAAATATCATTTTCTCTGATATTAGAAAGATTTCCTGAAACAGAAATATAAGTGACAATACCAGTTACCGTAACAGAAGAAATTCCAGATGGACTAGAGACTGATAAAGTATTAGTTGAAATTCCTGCTACATAAAAACCACCAATCAAAGATGATGTTGTGTTGATTCCAGAAATGAAAACAATATCCCTATTCAATAGAGAATGTGGTGAACTGGATTGGACAAAAAATAGATTTTTGTTTCCTTCTATTGAATAAATTTCGGCTCCATTAATCGTTGTACTTGCAACACTGATTGAATTTACAGTTTTTCCAACGATTCTGGAAACTTTAGAAGAAAGTCCAAATCCACCCGTTTCTTGCTCATCAAATATAACTTTATCATTTACTTTATAATTTACTCCTCCAGTCACAATACCAATATTTTCTACCGAACCTGGAGAAGCATATTTGACATCTACTGTTTGATCTAAAACATTTGGTAATGGTAGATATGCATATGATGCATTATTTTTAAGTAAATTATATGGGGAAGTATTTCTAGCCCACTTAGTTTGATTTAAGTCAATATCATCTTGATTTGATGATCTCTTAAAGTTGAACTCATTTGGAGCAGATTTAAATTTATTTCCTACTACGTATGGAAAAACTGGTAATCTATATCCACCAAATGAACTTGAAGAGGTACTATCAATTGTTGCAAAATATGCATATGTTCCTTTGGGGAAATCAGGTGTTATGCAGAATCTTCCATTAAACTCATCCAATACAGAATCATCATTTACATTTTTGTATTCATAATCTTCAACAAAAAATCCAGATGGAAATGGTGGTCTATCTGAAGATTGATTGAGAACATAACCAGATCTCATTCTTGATATTACACCACCATTTTTATTTGCAAATCCGTATGGTCCATATATTGGATTCCCATCATATGCCCATCCAATTATTGGTGAATGATTTGTGGAAGCAACTTCAACATCATTTACTTTTATTAGGTCATTTTTGCCATAAAGAGTTTTTCCGCCAGAATCTTTAGAATACAAATTTTCTCTAAGTTTTCTTGGTGCATACAGATGACTGTATTCTAATCCATACTTAGAATTTGGATTATAGAAAACAAATCCATCATCAGTACTAATTTTGTTCAAATATCTTGCAAAAAGGTTTATTGTCCAAGATTTTAATTGAGATTTGAGTTCTGCTCCAACTCCAGCAGAAGAAACAACAATGGAAGTATTATTTTGATCATATCCTGCACCACTTTCAATAATCTTGACAGATTTAATTTGTCCATTTTCTATAATAGGTGTCAAAACAGCACCAATTCCATTACCATTAGTTAAAATATTGAGATTTGGTGGAGAATTATAATCTTTTCCTGGATTATTTACTAAAACCTCAACAATTTTTCCAGCATTGATGATTGGAATAAGTTGAGCATCTGAACCGCTGCTGAGTGTTACGTTTGGATCTCTACTAAAATTAACGATTTCCGAAGATCCATATCCGACACCATTATTTTCTATATGGATTGAAGTAACTTCTCCTCTAAAAATTGGTTGAACCTTTGCTTTGAAGATTGAAGATACGCCAATATTTCCAACAACTTCTACTGATATCTGTGGATAATTGAAATTATGAATACCAGATCCAGTAGACGTAAAATCAATATACTGATTTGTTTTGTAATAAAAATCTTGATTGTCAGTACCAATACCAACCAAAGATAGTCTAAAATTATTTTCGTCTACTTTTGTTAGATAATAATTAGTATTGCTTACTAATCCACCAATTGGAGATCCAGTTGCAGAGTATCTAACAATTTCTCCAGACTGATAATCATGATTTTTTATTGTAATGTAACCTAAAGAAGTGCTTACTCCCGAAGAAGTTGCAGTTCTCTTTTTATTTTGATAGTTAGAACCCTCACTTTCAATATTAATTGACGATATTACCGATTTCTTATTATAAGATTCTAATAAATGATTTCCAATACCAAATGATGTTAATGCGACTGTGTTTACACCAACTAAAGAGTCATCAAAAGTTTTATGTAATTTAACTGTGTATAGGTCTTGAACTGAAACGTAATATGTAGAATTAGTTGTAATTCCACCAACAGCTTTCTGAGCATTAGTTCTGTAGATTACTCTCTCAGTATTTCTAAACTTATGGAAAGTTGAAAACCCAATAGTATTATTTGTTATGCTTACAAATGCCGATTTGGACTCGGCATTAAATGATACTTGGTGATCAATTAACTTCATAGAAGCATTTGCTTTGGCACCAACACCATTTCCACCTGTAATGTTAATTTTGGGAGTATCTATGTAATCAAATCCCGGATCAATAATCCTAATTTCTTGCAATGATCCATTGATTGCGCAATATCCAGTTGCTCCAGTTCCAACAGAATCCGTAATTATCAGAGATGGTGGATTTATAATATCATAACCAGAACCAGAATTTACAACATCAATATTTTCTACAGATCCGTAGAAAATTTTATCTTTTGACTTATAATTTAAAATCTCAACTCCATTCACCAAAATACCTACTGGACCTGGTGCAGTTTGATATTCTTTCCCATCATCAATTGGAGTATTAACCTCTCTTAAAATCTTTTGAGATTCTAATTTCCTTGAATGGAATTCGGAGTCTTCAAATTTATTACCAGTAACAGTAATAGTACTGGTAAGATTTATGAAAGTTGAGTTGTAAATATTTGCTCTACTCTTGGCAATTTGTACACTACTTTGGTTAACTCTCTTAATAAAGTATAATCCCTCAGTAAATAGAGATCCTTGAGATGGGGTGTAGTAGACAGAATCTCCAGTGTAGAATCCATGATCTTCGCCAGAGGTTATAGTAAATACATCACCAGAAAATGTTCCGGAAAAAACTACAGTTCTATCAAAAGCATTTAGTGGCTGATTATTGTAAGATGGTAAAGATGAAGATGCTATTAAAGTTTTATTATCAATCTTATATACATTTTGGACATTTGTAATTTGATTTGTTAAATCAGAATATTTTTGAGAATTTACTTTAAGTAAATTTCTTTGGATTGAATATGATCTGTTTAAATCTAAAGTTCCTTGTCCAGTTATTTCTATAATACTATCAGACAATACGTTACTGACCAAAGAGGTCACACTTGTTCCGTCATTTGATAATAATCTTATACTATCACCAACTCTTAAATTATGCACAATCTTCGTAGTCAGCTTGTAGGTATTGGAGATACTATCAATCAAAGATAGCGATAGAACCTCAACACCGGAAGAAATATTAAAAATCCAATTATTTGAAACTACTTCATCGGATGGATTTACTCCAAGAGTTTTTATTATACCAGTGTCCCCAATACTATGATAATAAGTATCGGCAGTGAGATCTACGCCCTTGAGAACAGAAGTAATTCTTACTTTAATGGTCTCATTATTATTTTTATTTGATAACCCATAAGCATAGACATTCAACCAAATGTCAGTGCCATCTAAAATTGTTTTTGAAATATTTTTGCACCCAAAAAATTGATTCAAACTCTTAGAAGAGTATGAGATTGTACCAGTAGTTCCATCACTATAAACTGCCGATAAATCTCCAGTTAGTGGAAAACCTACTGTTGAGTCTACGTCTATAGTATTTGCGCCAGAAAGAACTCTGCCGATAATTTTTGTTTTAGGGTGAATTGAAAAATTACCATATAGAGATCCATCAACACCAATATCTCTATTGTATCCTGCGTCAAAACTTAATTTATAATATGTTTTATCTGATTTTGTAAAAATCTTTTCAACCCTGGATATTGAAGCATATCCTTTTGGAATATCACCATAAGAATCTTGTCTTAATGTTGATCTCTCTAGTTCATATGGATCGCCAGAAATACTTTCGACAACCAAATCATTGGTTATTTCATATTGAGAATCTGATGGTTTTGATAAGTAATCTTGTGGTTTAATGATCTTAACATCTTCACCATATAAAACCTTAAATAGAATCTTAAATGATAGATCAGTTCCTCTAGTTGAATAAAAATCTTTTGACTGCTTAAGGAACAAATATTTGTCCAAACCACTATAAAACTCTCTGTTTTCAAATCCAGGAGTTAATTGATATTTAATTTTATTAAAAAATTCTTTTAGAAAAAGTGAACTTAAGTTGATGACTTTGGCATCTTTTTTATGATCAGCAGATTCTGTTGATTTGAAAACCAGTTCATCTGGATTATTTTGATTATTATATGAAGTGACGCCGCTAAATCCTCTTACACAACCAGTAAAAGAAGTTGCAGTTTTATTTGTGTAGGTAATAACTTCGTCATCTATCTGCAACAATCCATATGAGTCTGGGAACCCAACAGTGCTTAATACAGTTATTGTTTCATCAAGGAAACTAATATCTGCAGCAATAGACGTTGATTCTATGTTAGATTTTATAGTATCTAATTTTAGATACTGATCAACATTTTGTATAAGATCAGTTGATGATCCTTGAAATTCTTGAGAAATATAATACTGCTTTAAAAACTCAGCAACTAGTGGAAATTCCTCCCTAACATAAGAAGGAAGTTGATTTTGGATAACGTTATTAAACTGAATTCTTTTTTCTGTCATTTTGTTATGATCTTACTAGGTTCCCGTTGCTGTAGCTTGAAGTTACAATATAGTTAGATGCCGAAGGATCAAGTCCTGAAGATATTTCGTCAGGAATCATTTCAAAAACACTCTTATTAATATCTAGTTGAAGATATAAATCCTGTAATCCAATTACGTCATTTGATTTTGGTATTGCAGATATCTCAATGATTGTTTGAGAATCTTTTATTTTTCCAGATAAAACATTTATTGGATTTAATGTTATGATACCTTTTTCATAATCAATTCTACCAATATTTCTTTTAACAATAGTTGCACTTGTAGAATTTGTACTTGGAACAGTGAACAAGAAAATAGATCCTGTTGTTCTATTTGTATCTGGAATATCTGACAAGTAAACTGGTTCTTGGAAGTCAGCTACTCTGAATGCTGAAGATTTGATATTATAACCATCCATACTCTTAATATGAAAAGCATTACCAAATCCAATTTGATATTCTGCAAACGTATTTAAGGCAACTCTTAAATCTCTCCTGATTTGAATTTGTGTAATATTAGAAGTTACTGATTCGTGGGTATCATCAATAATTTTCAGAAACTTACTATATTTAAATCTAGCTCCATATCTATTTAATTCAGTTGATTCTGCATACTTATTTGCATTTGATTGAATTAATGAAGATACATATGCAGAACTTGGGGCAAGATTGGTATTATAATAAATTTTAGAATCAACTTCTATGTAAAGATACTTGAGATCTAAAATTTCTGGAACAATTCCTGCAACAGCATACTTCTTAAGGTCCCTTTTTATATTCTCTTTGATCAAATTTGGCAAAAAGTCACCATTTCTTGGTTTAATACTGATGAACACTTTTCCATATTGTGGGGGAACCAATTCTTCGCCACCAAAAACAGAGATAGATTCAGTTTCTGGATATATTTTTGCAGGAATTAGTGATTCGTAGTCATTTGCAGATAATGCTCTATTCTGTGAAGCATAGATTCTTGGAGCATATTTTTTAATAGACTCAACTGATTCAATATTCTCTCCACCTTGGGAGATAACTCCAGTTGATAACAGAGATATGCCAGAAGTAACTGTATATTCCGTAGAATTTCTTGTATAAGTGAGTCTTCCTGAAAAACTAAACTGACTTATACCGTTACCACTATCTCCATTGGAAACAATATAATTTGCTTCAATGTAGTTGTTATTTTCTAATTTTTTACCAAATAAAACACCATCACCAAATATTAATTCATATCTCTCGTCTTCAATTTCTTGAATATAATAGACTCTAGAGTTTTGATTTACTTCAAACACACTATCCTGAAGAGCATACTTTGTAGATGCCGTTGCAGTTATACTACTTTTAACACTAACGGATATTAGATCTGTATCTATACCAGAGTTTGGTAAAATAAATCTTTGATTTGGGTTATTTGAATTATATGTAAAATTAGTACTCAGCAGTACTCCCTCATAAATTTTAATATCATTGAAGGATGCGACGTTATCAACTACTGGTACAGTAATATCATCCAATATTGAGAATATAAAAGACTGATTTCCAAAAGAACCAGATGTTGCTGCTATTGGTCCTTTCTTTAATGTCAGTGATGATGGGACTGGCGTTATATTTGAAGTATCAACGAAGAAACTTACTGTTGCTGAAGCTGCTTTTCTTGATCTTGGAACGTATCCTATGTTCCTTGCAAGGGCAACGATATTTTCTCTAAGCGTTGCGCTGTCAATAAACACCTCATTTGCAACCATGTTTGCATTATATGAGGTAATGTAGGTATTATATGCCAAAACATCAAGAATTGTTGAAAGATTGGATCCTTCAAAATCATAATCAGTGAAATTTGAGTTTGATCTCAGATAATCTCTAAGACTAGTTTTAATCTGGTCAAAATCCAGATTTGAAAAATTTACTAACGGCATTTACCTAGTAGGTTGCAGAACGAACTGTAATTGTTGCGCTGGAACATCGATACCAACTATTCTATAAACTATAATTACATCAAAAGAATTATTATCAAAATCTGGATTTACTTGAACATCCACTAATGAAACTCTTGGTTCATAATTACGAATTGAATTTTCAATTTCATCCTTTATAACAATAGCTGAAGAAGAATCTAAGTTCTCAAAAAGAGAACGACTGATTCTTGAACCAAAATTTTCATTAAAAAATTTCTCACCTGGCAAAGTAAACACAATATTACGAATAGAACGAGCAATTGCGTTTTCATTTTTAAGGGCAATCAGGTCATTTGTCAGAGGATTGCTCTGAAATGACATACTAATATCTTTAAATCCCTGACTTACCCTTTGTAAAGGCATTGATTATGACAATTCTATCTTATTTATTAGGGATTTTTTGATTCATAAAGTGGTTCAGTGCCATACTCCCAGTCATCATAGTCTTCATCATTGCGAATTTTTGCATGAATTTCATTTTGATGATAAAAATCATGCTTTTTAGGATTTAAATCGTCGTTTGCTATCTCTCTAAGAAGTTTTTGGTCCATTTTGTGCTCCTGATTCGTTAAAATCAGAACTTTTTACGGGGTTGCTATCCCGAATTTTTGTAATTTCGTACATAAAATCGTCAGATGTCTCAATTTTGCGACGATTTTCAACTGAATATTCGGTTAAATCAATTTCATACCCTGGATTTTTGGTAATTCTATTCTTTGTCCATGCATCATCATACCATAATATCTTATTATTGGGATATGCATAGAAATTTCCATTATCCATTTTAAAAAAATGAGCACATTTATGCTCTGGAGTCTCACTAAAGTTCGTGTTCAGTGTAGATTTTGACTCCCATGACCAATCAAGAGTGAATAAGTAGGTTCCTTCATTCTTTTCTCCACGATAGTTGATCAATTCAGCACGTAAGTTAGCCAATCTTGAACGTACTTGAACATCAATATAAGGTGAAAAGCAATCCCACCACATACACTCTTCCAATTCAGGTACTGGTGCATCAGGTTTCCAACAAAATGCATGAATGGGTCTACGAGTCCAGTTTACCCCATTCTCCAAAAATGCTTCAAAGAGAGGTACATGCTTCTCCAAGGATGCTACAGAGTGTACATCGCATAAAGTTACCTCTCCATGACCTTTTTTATGATTATAAAGAAACTCATTACGAATATAACAAGTAATTGTAGGAAGATTGTGATTTAAGTATGCCATAAGTTGTTAATAAAAAAGCAGGAATTTCTTCCTGCTTTATCTATATTATTTTCCTTGACCTCGATACCTTTTTTTACGTCCATTACGAGAGGTCGCACTTAGCAATGTACGTGCCGAACGACCTTGACGAGTTTTCTTAGGTGCTCCTGGTTGAAATACCGTTTTGTTACCGCCACCTTTAGCCATTAGATTTCCTCCATTTCAATTAAATTAGGATCAATGTCTTCTCCCGAGAAATAACGCTCTGAGAAGTTTTGAAGAATCTCAGTACAGTCTTCTATACTGAGATTTGTATAAATTTTACGACCTTTATATAAAAGATTGTATGTTTTTTCCATTAGATAACACGAGTCTTTTCGTGCCCAACACGAATACGAGGATCGCACCAAATCTTAAGTCCTTTATCAATCGCATCAAGACAGAAAGAAACATCTTCCCCACACATGTCTTGTACTGCACCAGACTCAAAGACTTGCATCTTCGGAGCAAACCAAGGATACTCAAGATTCTCAAAGACTCCTTTCTTAATCAGTACCCATCCAAAACCTGTGTAGTCTACAGTGAACGGCTTACGACGCTTGCTGATTGATTCCACAGTTTCGTGGTTCATTACTCCACCATTCTTACGAAAATCATCTTCTTCTAACCAGTGTGCGACAGAGGTTGTGTGACCATCCTCAGTCGCATACCAACCAGCGACAATTTCACGCTCCTCTCCTTCAGCAGAGAGTGCAACATCACAGAGTTGCCAGAATTTGTTAGAATCAAAAACAATATCACTATCAATCCAGAGTTGATAATCATATTCAAGTTTTCCATCCCAAGGAACCTGATTGGGTCCACGAAGTACATTTGCACCAAGAACTTTACAACGAGCAAAGTTTACCATTGATGAGTAGTCTTGAGAGATCTGAATACTCATTCCATTTTGAACTAAATCAAAACAAAGTTGTACAAATGCTTTAAGGAAGATATAAGAACATCCTCGTCCTGGTAGACAGAAAACAATGCTCTTACCCTTCATCCTTTCTTTAATAGCACCATAGTCCCACTCTTCTGTGGTTTTTTGAGGTGCTACAGTTTTAACAGTAAATCCTTTTGCCATAAATTGAATCAACCTTCAAAATCAATTTTATCCGTCTATTTAGTATTTGTCAATGTAGTCAATGTGAGGAATCCAGTACTGCCGTCTTATTAACTGTAAGTTCCTCATATGTTAAGTCATCGCCCGCATAACGAGTGTCTAATACATCTACCAGTTTTTTCAGTGTATTCCATGTAGTATAAAATTCATCCTCTTTTAATGAATGAAATAAACACTTATCCTTTGCATAGATGTGATATATTTTTTCATATGCAGTCATAAAAATATCTCCGGAATTTTTCTTTCAGTTCTTATTTTGTAACTGCATTATATATCACAATCACACAAAATCCAAGTGCTACAAAAAAAGGGCGCGGATAACGTATCATCCAGCCCGCTAATACAACCTTCCAGAAGTTCCAATATGGAGATCTACTCTTTTTCAAATTTCTGGAGTATAAAACCATTTGCTTTTTTTCTGTAATTCAAAAGCTTAATAAAATCAACCTGCTTCATCTTTGTTCTTAGTGATATCCAATCCCAATTTTTGCGTATCCACTCAATATTATTTTCTCCGGAATAAATTTTTCCGGTTTTTGTATCTGTAATGCAAAAAGGTTTTGCATTCCAAGACATATTTTCTATCCTACTTACCCACCTTAAATTACTCACAGAATTATTATGTTTATTCCTATCAATATGGTCTACATCACTGAGATTATTGGGATTTGGAATAAAAGCCTCTGCAACTAATCTGTGAATATTTTCCCTTTTTTGTCGCAGAAATTTTCCATTTTCATCCCGAAGTGTGATGTTAATGGAAGGGTACTGATATTTTTTGTTTATGGGATTTCCTCTCAGTGTTGTACTCAGATGTATCAATCCATATTCATTTAATTCTGCATATCTATCTCGGTTTCCGGGCACCCTATATGCCTTGCCATCATCTCCAATATAATATCCATGGTATTGAGTTTCTTTTATATTATCCGGAATTTTTATGGGGGGAAATTTTGGAGGGTCGCTTATATTTTTATTTTTCTTCAGGTAATATCTTTTTCTTGCTTCTTTTTGTTTTTGTGGGTCTTTATAGGGCATTTTTTTCTGAAAAAAAAAATTTTTATGAGAGTGATAGATATCTCGAAAAAGACATACAGTGTAGGTTAGGGACTTATCGATTTTTTATAAACGCAACGCCGCGCGGCGCTATAAACAATCGGCGGTAAAACACTGCCGAATCACTATATCAAACCATCATAACATATGGGTGCCACAGTGTCAATCACCGCAGCACCCAGACTATCAATTAGAACGCGATTTCCTCCAGAGTAGGAATACCAATCACCTGTTCAATCACGGGCGATTCAACGACATCATAACCACCAACTTGATCACTGACGATAACATCAAGGATGGACATAATCTCACTGCCAGTGTTACCTTGATCCAGCATAGAAAGCATCACGGTCTTGGACATAATAACGAAGAAAAGTGTTAGTTAGTGTGTGATGAGTTGGGTATGTTTTATGACCCCCCAACTCACGGGGTCACTGATACTAACTGTTCAGTGCTTAGTTGACTGCGAACACCTCAGCGCAACTATCAATACCCTCCTGCTCAATGTCGGAGACGATAACATCAAGGATGGAGAGAATCTCATCACCAGTGTTACCTTGTGCCAGCATGGAAAGGATAACTTGCTTGGACATAATAACGAAGAAAAGTGTTGTGAACTGTGTAGTGCCCAGTTTATACTCATGTGACAGGAGTTAGTGTTACTTAGAAGTCAAACACGTCAGAGTTAATCTCAAGGACGTTAATTGCAGGATCGTTCCACTTAACACCATCGGGAGTTTGTGTCATGAACTCGCTCACATAATCCACGAATTCCTGATAGCAACTGCACTCCTGGGCGATGTTATACAGACCCTGATCATTGCCGATCCAGAGAGCAACATTCCAGGTCTCATAATTCGCCCAACCGTTATACTCAGTGTCGGTCAGATTTGCTTGGAAAGTGACTGTCATTTGGTAGGTCTTGAGTGTTAGCGGGGCGGTGAAGTTGTGTGCCCCTTACACTATAGGTCCACTTTGAAGGTGAGTAATGTTATTTAATGCGATCCTGAATATCACTGAGGACCTGTAAGATCACCTCACGACTATCCTCACCGTTCTCCTCTAACTGTTGCATAACGTCTTGCAGTTGAGGTAGGATAGCAGTG